ATATTTGCGTCCGGAAAAGTGTGGGTCCCCGAAACAAGATGGGCAGATGAATTGATAGATGAAATAGCAAGTTTTCCTTCGGGAGAACACGATGACTTGGTGGACTCGACGTCACAGGCATTACTTCGCTATCGTAGAGGTGGGTTTATTCGACTACAATCAGACGAACCCGAAGAAATACAATACTTTAAATCCAAGCGTCACGCTGGGTATTATTAACTTAAAAGCAACACACTGTAAGCTTAAGGACTAAATATGTCAATTGATAAAGCACTATACCGCGCCCCCCTAGGGATGGATGAATCTGCGGAAAACGAACAACCCATTGAGATCGAGATTGAGGATCCGGAGAGTGTGACAATTGGTATAGATGGCCTTGAGATTAAGATTGAACCGGCTGAAGATTCGGACGAAGACTTTGGCGCTAACCTTGCCGAGTACATCGACGAGACTGAACTGCAGAACCTAGCCGGTGATTTGATCGGTGACTTTGAAGGTGACCTAGCGAGTCGCAAGGACTGGATACAGACTTATGTAGACGGCCTCGAGCTGTTGGGGTTAAAGATCGAAGAGCGTAGCGAGCCGTGGGAGGGCGCTTGCGGGGTATACCATCCGATCTTATCCGAGGCAGTAGTAAAGTTCCAGGCGGAGACAATGATGTCTATCTTCCCAGCTGCTGGTCCAGTCAAAACAATTATCGTAGGAAAAGAAACTCCTGCTAAGAAACAATCTGCCGAGCGTGTCCAAGACGACATGAACTTGCAGCTCACAGAGAAGATGCCTGAGTATCGTCCAGAAACAGAGCGCATGCTCTGGGGCTTGGGTCTGTCAGGTAACGCGTTCAAGAAGGTCTACTACGACCCACACCTAGAACGTCAGGTTGCCATGTACGTACCGGCAGAAGACCTAGTAGTTCCATACGGCGCCTCTAGCTTAGAAGCGGCTGAGCGTGTAACACACGTCATGCGTAAGAACGAGAATGAGATTAAGCGTTTACAAGAAGCGGGGTTCTACCGAGATGTAGAGCTGGGCGACCCTGTAAACACCCTAGACGAGGTCGAGAAGAAGATTGCTGAAAAGATGGGCTTCAGAGCCACGTCCGACGATCGTTACAAACTGTTAGAGATGCAGGTGGAGTTAGACCTACCCGGCTATGAGCACAAGAACAAAGATGGCGAGCCTACAGGTATAGCACTCCCTTACATCATCACAATCGAGAAAGGAACTTCAAATGTTCTTGCGATTAGGCGTAATTGGGATCCAGAAGATGAGACGTATCAAAAACGTAATCACTTCGTACACTATGGGTATATACCCGGCTTTGGTTTCTATTGTTTTGGTCTTATCCATCTTATCGGCGCTTTTGCTAAATCTGGTACTTCCCTTATCCGCCAACTGGTTGATGCTGGAACCCTCTCGAACTTGCCAGGTGGCTTTAAGACCCGTGGCTTGCGAATCAAAGGCGATGATACCCCGATAAGCCCAGGCGAATTCCGTGACGTAGACGTGCCTTCTGGTTCGATGCGTGACAACATCCTCCCCTTACCATATAAAGAGCCAAGCCAAACCTTGATGGCGCTGTTGAACCAGATCATCCAAGAAGGCCGTCAGTTTGCTAACACCGCAGATCTCCAAGTATCGGATATGTCGGCCAATGCACCAGTCGGTACAACGCTAGCAATCTTGGAGCGTACCCTCAAGGTAATGTCGGCGGTTCAAGCCCGTATCCACTACTCCCTCAAGCAAGAGTTAAAGCTGTTAAAGAACATTATTGCTGAGTACACACCAGAGGAATACGAGTACGAGCCAGACGAAGGTTCAGCAAGGGCTAAGAAGTCAGACTACGATAACTGCGATGTCATACCAGTCAGCGATCCTAATGCGTCAACAATGGCGCAAAAAATTGTTCAGTATCAAGCGGTTATGCAGTTAGCCCAACAAAACCCACAGCTCTTCAACCTTCCACTATTAAACCGCGAGATGCTCGATGTGCTGGGTATCAAGAACGCACGTAAGCTAGTACCGATGGCGGAAGACCAAGTGCCGACCGATCCAGTCACTGAGAACCAAAACGTCTTGATGATGAAACCGGTTAAAGCGTTTGCTTACCAAGACCATAAGTCGCATATCACCGTGCACATGTCGGCCATGCAAGATCCAAAGATCCAAGAGTTGCTTAAAAACAACCCAATGGCTCCGCAGCTAATGTCTGTAATGCAAGCCCATATCAATGAGCACTTAGGCTTTGAGTATCGTATCCAGATCGAGCAGCAACTTGGTATGACTTTGCCTCCACAAACAGACGAAGCTGGCGAAGATATCCCAATGAACCCAGAAGTAGAGGCGCGTTTAGCTCCAATGTTGGCTCAAGCAGCTACGCGGTTAATGGCCCAGAACCAGGCAGAAGCCGCGCAAAAGCAAGCTCAGCAACAGGCGCAAGATCCGATCATTCAGATGCAGCAGCAAGAACTCCAGCTCAAAGCGCAAGAAAATCAGCGCAAAGTTCAGAAAGACTTGGTTGATGCCCAGCTTAAAGCGCAGCAGCTTGAGATCGAGAAAGAACGTATTGCAATCCAAGCTAAGGTTGACTCAGCCAAAGCTGTTATGCAAAACGACACCCAAAGAAGTGATGCTGACAAGAAAATGATGTTTGAAGGACTCAAGCAACTTTCTACTCAAAACAACCAACAAATACTGGAAAAGCAACGGTTAATGGCACAAGGCTTAGACAAGGCCCACTCTTATGCCGCTGCAGAAAACAGATCAGGATCTAAAAAGAAAGGTGAATAATGGACCCACTTGATGTTCTAGTAGACGAGCTAGATAAAAAAGTGACACAAGTACAAGAATGGCTGGCAAGCGGACAAGCGCAAGATTTTGCTGGTTACCAAAAAGCGTGTGGTGAGATTCGGGGTCTGCTCATTGCACGTGGTTACACATTAGACCTCAAACACAACATGGAGCATTCGGACGATGAATGACGCAGTTGATTTAACCAAAGCAGTAGATTTATCAGCGTTGCTGGACAAGTCGGACGAAGACAAGGCAACCCAACTCCCTGTCCCTTCAGGATACAGAATTCTCTGTGCTATCCCAGAAGTGGAAGAAACCTATGAAAGCGGCTTACTTAAAGCAGACGCCACCATTAACTACGAAGAAAAGCTGGCAACGGTTCTTTTTGTGGTTGATTTAGGCCCTGATTGTTACGCTGACAAAACCCGGTTCCCTTCAGGACCTTGGTGTAAAAAGGGAGATTTCGTGATTACTAGGCCAAATGCGGGCAGTCGCTTGCTAATTCACGGCCGAGAATTTCGGATGATTAACGACGATACCGTAGAGGCCGTAGTAGAAGACCCACGCGGAATTAAACGAGCATAAGGAGCCGGACATGGCAGAATTTGAAAAAGTAGAATTTGAATTTCCCGACGAAGTAGAAATTAAGGGTAAACCCGAAGAAGCAGTTGTTGCGGAAGAGCCTAAGATTGACATAGAAATCGAGGATGATACCCCCGAAGAAGATCGTGGCCGTAAACCAACGGCTAAAGAAGTAGTTGATAAGCTTGAAGTTGAGGTAGATGAGCTGGATAAATACAGCAAAGAAGCCCGCGACAAGATGATCAAGATGAAAAAAGTGTGGAACGACGAGCGTCGCCGCGCTGATTCTGCTGATAGAGAGCGCCAAGCTGCTATTGATGCCGCTGCACGACTTCATGAAGAAAACAAAAAAATGAAGGATTTGATCTCTACAGGTCAGACCGAGTACTTGGCAGCAGTAAAAAATTCAGCAGATATGCAGCTTGAAATGGCTAAAAAGGCTTACCGCGATGCTTATGAGTCCGGTGATACTGATAAGGTTATGGATGCACAGCAAGCGATTACTGAAGCAACTCTTAAAGTAGATAGGGTAAATAATTTTAGGTTACCCCCTTTACAAGAGGAGCAATATGAGGTAAAAAGGCAGGAAGAGTACCAACCTGTTCAACGTCCAGACGATAAAGTTATGGATTGGCAGGAAAACAATCCTTGGTTCGGACAGGACGAGGAGATGACTGCATCTGCATTAGGGCTACACGAAAAGCTCAAACGCCAAGGTGTGGTAATTGGTTCCGATGAATACTATGCAACGTTGGACAAGACGATGCGTAAACGGTTTCCAGAGGAATTTGGAGAGCCAGAAGTAGAGGTTAGGGCAAAGGAAGACGCTCCGAAAGCAAAACCTAACACGGTTGTAGCGCCAGCAGTGAGAAGCACAGCTTCTAAAAAGATCAAACTAACTACCTCGCAAGTAAGCATTGCGAAACGTCTTGGTCTTACCCCTGAGCAATATGTCCGTGAACTTATGAAAATGGAGGCCTAACATGGCTGGTAATAACAAAGTAACAAGAGATTTAGAAACCCGTGAAGTAGCGGAGCGCCCTAAGCAGTGGGCACTACCTGAGCTTCTCCCTGAGCCTGACAAAGAGGCTGGGTTCTCATATCGATGGATTCGTGTTTCGACGCTAAACCAAGCGGACCCAAGAAATCTTTCAGCAAAACTGAGAGAAGGCTGGGAACCTGTACGTTTAGAAGAGCAACCAAAATTTCAACTGCTAGCTGATCCTAATAGTCGTTTTAAGGACAATATTGAGATTGGCGGGTTATTACTCTGCAAGACTCCAACTGAATTTGTTGAGCAACGGAATGCATATTTTGCAGCCCAAGCACAAAACCAGACAGAGGCTGTAGATAATAATTTAATGCGCCAAAGTGACCCACGGATGCCCCTCTTTAACGAGAGAAAGTCCACAAGTACCTTTGGTAAAGGTAATTAATTTAACTAGGAGTTATAAATGGCTTATCCTACCGTTTCAGGTCCTTACGGACTACAGCCAATCAATTTGATTGGTGGTCAGGTATTTGCTGGTTCTACTCGCTTAATCCCCATCGCTTCAGGTTCTACAACCGCCATTTTTTATGGTGACATTGTACGCTTGAACACAGGTGGTACTTTAAGCAAAGTTTCAACCACATCTTCCGCGACCGATGCAGTTGGCGTTTTCTTGGGCTGTCAGTTCACAAACCCAACTACTAAGCAGTTGTTGCAACAGCAGTTCTACCCAGGCGCTATAACAGCCTCTGACATCAATGCTTTTGTATTAGATGATCCAGATGCGTTGTTTAAAGTGGCCGTAACTACAGCTGGTACTTCTACAATTTCTGGCGTAACCCGCGCAGCAGTTGGTCAGAACTCAGCAGTAATTCAAACCGCTGGCGGCACAACAACAGGTGACTCAAATGTCAGTATCTCAGCAACAACCGGTACAGCAGTAGCATTGCCGCTCCGTATTGTTGATGTAATCCCTGAGACTGTAAATGCGTCAGGTTCATTCACTGAAGTGATCGTTAAGTTTAACTTCGGTGTTCACACTTACTACAGCGCAGCAGCTGTAGCAACAGCAGCTTAAGGAGCTAAATAATGGCTATTTCACGCGCACAACTACTGAAAGAGTTGCTCCCAGGATTGAACGCATTGTTCGGTTTAGAGTATGCTCGCTACGGCGAAGAGCACAAAGAGATCTACGAAACAGAGACCTCTGAGCGTTCTTTTGAAGAAGAAACCAAATTGTCAGGCTTTAGCGCCGCTCCAGTCAAAAACGA